CAATATACATAAAGACTGTAAACTGCACGAAAGAAATGCAGAATTGCCTTTAGGTTTTAATAATAACTGGCGAGAACGTGCTAAAAGTAGAGAGCTGCCAAGGCTTTACTACAAAGGCATTACAGAGTAACTCTTCAAAATATCTGCCTATAGCTCAACGGATAGAGCAGTAGCCTTCTAAGCTATAGATCCATGTTCGATTCATGGTAGGCGGACCAACTCGGGATTCAAATGAATAACAAAGAATATCTCTTAGCGCTATTGACAGAAGAATGTTGCGAAGTTGCACAAGCTGCAAATAAATGTATTAGATTTACTACAGAGCACGCTCACTATGCTACGAGTAATCTCGAGCGTTTACAAGTAGAATTAATCGATTTATTTAGCGTATTGGAACTTCTAGAAGAAGAACTTAAAATTGTTTTCGAGAAAGCCCCGTCTGAAAGTAAAATCTTTCGGATTAAAGCGTTTATGGAAATTTCAAGAAAAATGGGTACGTTAACATAATGGATTTACTAAAAAAGCATGCAGATGAGTTTGAATTTGATCTTAGATTAACCTGTAAAGGACTATATGTTACAAACGATGGTTTGCTAACTGATAAGAGTAAAGCCTTACTTTATAGCACAGGCTATAAAGGTGCTGAGATTGAGAAGATAATTGAATGTTTCCAAGAGTGTGGCGCACAATGGCTAGTTGCTTTTGACGTTAAAGATTTTGAGATAGATAGTAGCGTCGCATGATCATCACAATTAAAACTCCAATCTACGAAGTCCTCAATATAGAAGTACAATTACCTCTATACAGTATGCTTTTTGTAGGTATTGAAAATGCAGATATTACCATATATAGATGTCTTCTAGAAGAAGACAAACTACTATCAATTACGAAAACAGTCAAGTATGACGAAGACGAAAGTACTACTTACACAATCGACACAAGTAGACCTAATTTGACAAGCGAAAATATTAGTAAATATGAAGGGCAGGGCGTGTATCATTTAGCCAAAGAAGAATTCGAAACTGTTCTTAACAAATTTTGCGAGAGTATCAAATGAAAAAAGGAATGACAGATCGAAATCCGCATACAGGAGCTAAGCTTCAAAGTAAAGAGACCACTGATATGTATCGTAGTAACTATGATGCTATCTTTGGTAAGCCTAAACCTTGTCGTGTTGCATTAGAATATGGTGCATGCTGTAACAAACCTGATTGTATCCATAGGACATCTAATGACAACAATCCTAGTTGATGGTGATGTAGTTGCGTATAAGGCTTGTGAAGATCGTCATACGCGCGGTATTACAAATGCAGAAGCATTGATGGATATCTTTCCTGGATATGAGAAATTTAGGATAGCTACTGGTGAAGAAGAGTTTTCTGACGAGGAGAACGAGCTTTATCTTTTAAAGGCATTTCATAAATTTAAGATGATCATTAACGATCTTAAAGAAGAGTGCTTTGCAGATAACGTAAGGGTAGCTGTAGGTGGTATCGGCAACTATAGAAAAGATATTTTCCCTGCTTATAAAGCTAATAGGCACGCACCTGGAATTAATCGAAATCCTTTTGTGCCATTGATTCGACTGCTAGCCGCAGAAAATGAAATAGCAATAGAAGCGCATGGTATGGAAGCCGATGACCTGTTGCGAATTTGGGCTGAAGAGTGCAGAGCTGCTGGTGAGCATTTCATAGTATGCTCAATTGATAAAGATCTCAAAATGATTGAAGGCCAGCATTATCTAATGCACAAAATGACTTTTTTCGAATCCACCCCAGAGTATGCAATGCGCTTTTACCATGAGCAATTGTTAATGGGTGACCCTGTTGATAATATCCCAGGTGTTCCTAGAGTTGGACCGGAAAAAGCAAAAGCTTTTCTTAAAGATTGTGTAACAGAAGCTGACTTCCAAGCTGCTGTAATGCAAGTTTACTATAGCACCGTTCATCAGTGGCGATACGCGCTGCAGCTAACCGGACAGCTTATTTATCTGAAGAAATCTAAGGAAGATTGGTTTGATATGAGTCGTTGGCCGGTAATCACATTAGAAGATATTGTCAACAAACCTAAAAAGAGTAAAAAACCTATGGAAGAATGGACGCTACAAGCAGCACTAGATGCTATCAATCCTTATAGCGTAACCACACGGCAGCGTTGGGAGTCTGCGCTTTTGTTTTTAGTTGAGCTTAAGACAGACTTACCTAACGATGTCATGGATGCGATTGATGTACTAACAGAACGTGATAAAGTGCCATCACCTGAGATCGAAGCATACCGTTGTCTTGTTACCTATATGAAGCGAAACATAGTTACTACGCCAGATGAAGTCGTAGATGAAACATTTGGAGCACCAACAAAGATACCAACCGCGTTTAACAAAACAATGCCTAGCATTCCAATGCTTACTGCAAAACCTGTAATTATAGAAACAGTCTCTGTGCCTGTTTTTGTACCTAAGGTTGAAACACCTAAAGTTGAAATCCCAAAGACTGTAGCGGTACTGCCAACTGCGCCTATAGGCTTACCGGCATTTAACCCTTCTTGGATTAAAAAGAAATGATAAAAGCTGCTAATCCTTTTAAACAAGAGTCAGACTTTGAAGTAAAGCTTAAGCATCTGCTTAACAGTTATGGATGCGATACTGATAGTAGTACACCTGATTTTATTCTAGCAAGCTACTTGGCAGCTGCATTAGACAATTTTGTACTCACAATGAAAAAACGCGACGCATGGTATGAACGAGAATGAGACCAATATTTCTAAAAAGAATAGTATCGTATTCCAGCTCCCTCCTGGTTTTTCTCCTACTGTTCGGGTCAATCTACCTACTACAGTACCTATTAAGAAAATACGTGTTTCTTTAGAAGGCAAAGAAGGTTCTATCGTAGACGCTAGAAACTATCGTGGAAATGGTCATTGGGAGTGGGATCAACAGGATCCACTAGGTAGTGGTAAATACACAGGCTTTATCTATGTAATCAAAGACTTGATAAATGCTAAGCTGTATTTAGGTAAGAAACAGTTCTTAGGCGCTGGAAAACTTAACAAAGGGGTACAGAGTAATTGGCAATGGTATATTTCTTCTAGCAAAGAGTTATCAGAAAGTATCAAGCTTAATGGTAAAGACAGCTTTAGATTTATTGCCATTGAGCAATATAAATCTAAGGGCGCACTCAGTTATGCTGAGACATGGAGTCTTCTGCATGCGCAGACGCCTGTTTATAGACATAAGTGGTATAACGTACTTATCAATAAGATAAGTTGGAAGGTAACAGAGCCACCTACTGATAGACATCGAGATCGACTGCATGCCATCATGGATGAAACATGTGCACCTTATGAAGGTTCAAAGGAGATTGAATTATGAGAGCTGAGATATCGCATAACAATCGCAGTGATTGTCCACAAATGGACATTGGTGATTGGCGGTTTATTGTAACAGGCTCAGACTATAACGATGAGCTTAAAGACTTTTATATAAGGAATCTGAGTGGTGCTACTTTCTATGACCTTTTAGGTCTTGAGATGCACTCACAGCAGCAAGGTCAATCTACTGTCTTTTATAGAGGTCTGAGGGTTACGGTAGAGCGTATGGAAGATACAAGTGGTAGTACGCTACTCGCTGAAACTATACTAGTAATAGGTGGTGTACGGTTACCGTTGGCGTTGGTAACGCTAGATTTTGATATAACTTTTGAGGATTAATAATGAAAGAGTTAGGAAATACCTTTGAGGATGTCTTGAAAGATGGAGTCTTTGGCCCAGATGAAGTAGATACATTAAGAGCAAAATGGCGGCATGCTTGTGAAATTACTAACGATTCTGAGTTTGAATTAATGCTGGGCAGCTCAACTACAGAAGGTGAATTTATGTACGCACCTTACGTATTGCTAGAAGATAGTGATGATATTGATCAGATGATAATGGACACAGGCTGTGATGACATTCGCCTTTCTGTCCCAGCTGACTCGACAGGTTTTGATGCTGCTGATTATTTGAATAGTAGTGAAACTATAGCTACATTAATGCTGGTCACCTCAAATGATGGTGGTACCGTTTATGTCGTTCCTACAAATCTACTTAACGAATTTCCATCCATCCATGCCCACATCTTTGCTTCCAACAGCTAATAGTATGCTTAATTTTATTGCCATAATATTAAAAATGATTGCCGCTGGTATGTTGATATCAGGTGCCATAGTAGCAAGTCAGTCAAAATTAGGTGCTTCAGAGATCTTGTTAATTGTAATAGCGCTTACCGTATCTGCTGATATCCTTAGAGGAATAGGAGGAATGCTTGGGAACAATAATAACACGGAATCAACCTTGCCTTGATACTGTAGGTTGTGGAAGCTCAGATGCCAGGCAGATATATGAGGGCGGTACAAGCTTTTGCTACAGTTGTGGAAAATACTTTCCAAGCGAAGATCAAGTAGCTACTGCTAAGGTAAATAAGGAAAAAATAGTTATGTCTGGATTATCGGTAGCGACGGTAGATACGTATCCAATACGTGGATTCAAAGATCGAAAGATTCGACTAGAGACTTGTGAATTCTTCAAAGTTAGAGTAGGCTACAATAGTGATGGTGAAATTTCTGATCACTTCTATCCCTACCCTGGGGGTTATAAACATCGCAAACTACCTAAGATTTTTTCTTGGGTAGGGGCAGCAGGTGGTCTTTTTGGACAAGCCTCTTTTACAGGTGGTGGGAAGCGTCTTATTATCACAGAAGGTGAAATTGATGCAATGTCTTGCTCACAAGCAATGTTTGATAAATACCAACGATGGTATCCCGCTGTGAGTTTACCAAGCTCTACCGGCACTAAAGAGTTACTAGAAGCACGTGAGTGGATTCGTTCTTTCCAAGAAGTAGTATTGTGTTTGGACGATGACAAAGCTGGCCAAGAGGCTGCACAAAAAGCTATTAAGATTATCGGAATTGATAAGATTAAAGTTTGGAAACCATGTGCTAAAGACGCAAATGAAATCTTAGTAAAGTTCGGTGCAGATGGCCCTAATAAGCTTAACCAATGTATTTGGGACGCTGAGACATATATGCCGCAAGGTATTATAACTAAAGAAGCATTATGGTCAGCACTCGAGAGTTATAATGATGTTGTTTCTGTACCGTATCCGCCATGCCTAGAAGGTGTCAATAGTAAACTTAAAGGCATGCGTATGAATGAGATCGCACTGTTCATATCGGGGTCTGGTGCAGGAAAATCGTCTCTCTTCAGAGAGATTATGCTACACATCTTAGAGACAACGGATGCCAAGATCGGTATTGTATCTCTTGAAGAGTCACCACAAGAAACAGCTAGAAAGCTATCAGGGATGGCCTTGAATCGTAATCCTTCGCGAGAAGAGATCCCATTGGCTGATCTGAAAGAAGGTTTCGACAAGGTGTTCGGTAGTGATAAGGTAATTCTCCTAGACCATCAAGGTAATATCGGTGAATCAGGAATGTTAGATAAACTCGAATATATGGCACTGGCGGGCTGCACATATATTTTCGTAGACCATATTACACTATTGACTGCCGAGTCCACTGAGAGTGGTAATAGTGGAAATGAGGCCACGGATCGAATTATGGCAGCCCTCTTACGCCTAGTAAAGAAACATACAATTTGGCTAGGCCTCATCAGCCACTTGCGTAAAAGTAGTCTAGGTGGTAAAAGCTTTGAGCAAGGCCGAATGCCTAATCTGGATGATGCAAAAGGCTCTGGTAGCCTTAAACAAATTTGCTTTGATATTGTAGCATTTGCTAGAGACCTCTCGGCTACGAGTGAAGAAGCCAGAAACTCGATTGAGATGAGTGTATTGAAGTCTAGGTATTCAGGTCTCACTGGCCCTGTTCCTGGTGCATTCTATGACTATGAAACAGGGCGCCTTAAGCCAATGACTTCAATGCCGATTGTAGATGACCTTTAAATAATGAAAGAACAAATGATTGAAACTAAAGATATCGTAACTCCTTGGAGTAGTGTTGGTTACCTTACCTATAAGCGTACTTACTCGCGTAAACTAAATGGGCGTACTGAAGATACTGCACCAACAGAAGAGTTTACAGATACCGTTGAGCGTATTCTTGGAGCTTGTAACACCCAGCTAGGTGTAGGCTTTACAGATGGTGAAGAAGAGCGTTTGCGTCGCTACTTCTTGCAACTAAAGGGTTCAGTAGCCGGTCGTTTCTGGTGGCAGCTAGGAACGGATACAGTTGGAAGGCTAGGATTAGCATCATTGCAAAATTGTGCATTCTGCGTTGTTGATCACCCCATTGTACCATTTGTATGGGCTATGGACTTTTTAGCACTTGGTTCAGGCGTCGGTTATAATATTCAAAGGAAACACGTTGACAAACTTCCAACAGTTCGTGAGTGGTTTCGAGCGCCTACACGCGTCAATGAAGGAGGAGCAGATTTTATTATTCCCGATTCTAGAGAAGGATGGGTCCGTTTCTTGGCAAAGACTCTCAAAGCAGCCTTTCTCTCAGAGCGACCTGAAAAAGGGACATTTACGTATTCCACTCAAGTTGTCCGAGGGAAAGGTACTCCTATCAAAGGATTCGGTGGAGTTGCAAGCGGCCCTGAAGATCTTGTCTGGGGGGTTGGAAAGATCTCGGAAATCCTCATAAAACGCGCAGGTCGCAAAATTCGCCCAATTGATGCGCTTGATATAATGAACATTATCGGTCATATTATTGTGGCTGGTAATGTTCGCCGGAGTGCACAAATTGCCATTGGAGATTGTGATGATATCGAATTCTTACTTGCGAAACGATGGGACATTGGTAAGATACCTTCCTGGAGGGCAATGTCTAATAACACCGTGGCATGTGATGACATCAAAGATCTACACGAATACTTCTGGGATAGCTATGAAGTTGGTGGTGAACCGATCGGGCTGCTTAATCTTAAGCTCGCTCGTGAAGTAGGTCGCCTTGGAGAGACAGAGTACCCAGATCCTGATGTAGAAGGTGTCAATCCTTGTGCAGAACAGACCTTAGAATCTTTCGAGACTTGCTGCCTATCAGAGGTCTTTCTACCGAATATTGAAACAAAAGAGGAATTTTTCGATATCTTAAAGCTGTTGTATCGCGTAAATAAGCACTCACTTGCGTTGAAATGCCATCAGAAAGAAACAGAAACTGTTGTGCATAAAAATATGCGAATGGGGATTGGTCTTACAGGGGTGCTGCAATCTAGTCCTGAACAAGTGTCATGGTGCAATGAAGGCTATGAGACGCTTCGCGAGTATGATACACGCTATTCAATGCTGCATGGATTTAACAAATCAATCAAATTGACTACGATTAAACCTTCGGGGACGCTTTCATTACTCCCTGGTGTTACGCCAGGTATCCATCCAGGCTACTCGCAATACATGTATCGCCGTATCCGAATCGCTGCAGAGCATCCGCTTGTAGACTTGTGTAAGGCGCATGGCTATCCCGTAGAGTTTCAAAAGAACTTTGACGGTAAAGAAGATTACAACACTGTAGTTGTTACTTTTCCCTTCTCTTATCCAGAAGGTACAGTGCTTGCAAAAGATCTGCGTGCAATTGATCAGTTACGAATGGTTCGTAAGATGCAAGAGCAGTGGTCCGATAACGCAGTTTCTTGCACAATCTATTTCAAAAAGGAAGAGTTGCCTGAAATTAAAGACTACTTGGCGAAACACTATAAAACATCTTGTAAGAGCTTGTCTTTCTTGTTGCATAGCGAACACGGCTTTATTCAAGCTCCATATGAAGAAATCTCTAAAGAGAAGTTTGATGAGTTGAAAGCTAAGACTACTCAAATTGCATCAATAGGTACAGCTGAATTCGAAGGTGGTGAGGAGTGCGCAGGCGGCGCTTGTCCTGTCCGATAATACACAAAGGGTAGTCTACTAAAAAATAGGCTACCCTTTTTATAGGAGTATGCGTATGCATAGATTAAATAAAGCAGTCGGTGCTGTCAGCTTGGAGATTCGCAGGGAAGCTAATTTGCAGAGGCTAAGTGGCTGTCCAATGCCAAGGTTCTCAGCATATCTAAGAGGTAAATTAGACGGCATTTTATTTGCGCGTTTGCTATGCGCTATCTCTCATGAAAAGATTTCTATGTATAATGAGTTTTCAATTGAAAACTTGAATATTCAGAATGAAGCTCGTTTCTTAACTGGTGAGTATTTAAAACGAAATACGCACTCAGTACATAGCAGAGCTGAATGATCCCACTGATTGTTAATATCTTTTTATGAAAACTTCAATAGAACGTACATTTACACCATTCAATTTGAAAATCAGAGTTGAGACTGAGGAAGAGCTTAACTTGCTGAGAGAGCTTTTTGGGGCTAACTACAGCGTATCAAAGGCTGCATTTCAAGACTCGGTGTTTAACAACAATGTCGCTAAGATTGAGAAGCTTGATGAGATGCTAAAACAACTTTTCAATGAGCTGTTTCAAAGACTTTAAAATCGCTACGAAATCAGTAACGATAATATTACCAAACTTGAAAGAACCCACATGTCTGAATATCGTCCAATGCTCAGTCCCTTAGACGACCCCATGCGTAACCCTGAGTACTTCAAAAAGCTGAAGTATCCTCTATTAGTAAGTCCAAAGCTAGATGGAATTCGTTGTGTAACACGTAATGTTCCTATTCTAGACGTAGATAGCGATTTTCAAGTATATGATACTGGACGCTATAAAGATGTCTGTCTGAGTCGAGAATTGAAAGAGCTCCCGTCCTTGCAAGTACAGGATAGCTTGAAGTCATTTACAGGGCTAGATGGTGAACTAATTATTGGAAATGAAACAGACTTTGGTGTTTATAATAGGACACAAAGCCATATTATGTCCGTAAATAAGCCGCATGAAGACTTGCGATATCGTGTATTTGATTGCTGTGATGATGACATGGCAGATATGCCATTTGAAGATAGACTCTCTTATGCAGGTAGCTTGATTCAGGCATACAAAAATGGAAACACCCTTCCAATGGGCGTAACTGTTAGTCTTGTAGAGCATATTCTTTGTAAGAACTATGACGAACTGATTGCTGAAGAGGAGAAGCAGCTTACAGCAGGTTATGAAGGTGTCATGATGCGTGATCCGCTTGGTAGATATAAGTGGAATAGAGGAACTTTCAAAGAAGGCCTTATTTACAAACTAAAACGATTTCAGGATGACGAGGGTTTAATCATTGGTTTTGAAGAAGGTCAAAGGAACACAAATGAGCAGACACGCGATGAAAAAGGCTACGCTGAAAGAAGCTCAAAGAAAGAAGGCATGGTTGCTGCAGCTACGCTTGGAAAGTTTATCGTTGCTTGGAATGGTAAAGAACTCACAGTGGCTCCAGGTGCTTTCACCCACTCTGAACGAAAAGCAATATGGAACGATAAAGAAAGTCTACTTGGATTATACTTGAAATTTAGATATTTTTCGCACGGCGTCAAAGACCTTCCTCGTTTTCCAAGGGCTTTAGGCTTTAGAGATAAAATCGATATGGACTCAAAATGAATACATACTTGGCTATTTACAATAAAAAACGTATTGAAGTCAAAGCAGAAACACAATATGCGGCACAAGAGCTTGCAGCAAAAGAATTTGGTTTGAAGAAAGAGCATTGGAAAATTGCTATTATGCTACTAGAGAGTAGAGGCAATCCTGTTATTCATGATACTGCATCATTATGACATATATCGAAATTCTTAGACTAATGACCTTACGGGCTGGTCTGAAGCTTGAAATAAAAGGTCTTTCCAAAAAGGGAAAGTCTGCTTATTCTATTTTGAAACAAGATTTCAAATTAAAAGGAAACAAAACATCTATATTAGATCAAGTTAACGTGATAATTGAGCAATGTATAAAGAAGCAATAAAGAACCTTAAAATAGGTCTTATAGCCCTTTATCATACACGTGCAATGCTAGCGGCTATTGGTTACAAATTAAAAAATGAGCTATTAATTTCAAAAGACAATCCTGCTAGTAAGACAATTTATGTAATCACCTTAGACCGCTTATTGAATAATGAAAGTGAATAATGCTTAAATTTAAAGAATTACCTTCGCCTGATATGGTCGACGCGCTTGGCACTAAATGGTGGTTAGATAAGGTTGCATCTGATTACGCTTCTCGTGAAGATCATCGTGGTATTCAACTAGGTGCAGAAGTTTGGCTGATTGAGGAGCTAAATGGAGCGCGTCGATTTGTACTTGTAAATAATCAAAAAGTCATCTATGAGTGCGTAACCTTGGAAGAAATGGGCGCATGCATCGATCGTATTAAATCAAAGGGTTAAAATGAATCTAGCTATTGAATCCAAGAAAATTAAATCTCTGATCACAGAGTTCTTTTATGATATGCCTAAAGAATCTAGCATCAATACTACGCTTTATACATTGCGTTTGGTTAGGTCGCCAGATGATACTATGAAAGAAATTTTTGACTCTTTGAAAGCTAATAAACTGGTATTGGCCGGAGGTGCAATCACCTCTTTGTTCTCTGCTGCAAGGGTTAATGATCTAGACTTCTATATGGAAGATTTGTCCAAGAAAGATGCAGCAGTGGCTTTCTTATCAAAGTTTTTCAAAGAGCCTCCATATATCTCTGAGAATTGCATTACATTCAAACGTAAAAGTTCTAAGAGTCGTAAAGCATGGACTGTACAACTAATTACACGTTTTTCTGGAAGTCCAGAAGAATTGTTTGATAATTTTGATTTCACAATCACTACAGGTGCTTATCAGTTTAGTAAAGATCGCTTTCAATTTGGCGATAGGTTCTTTACAGACATCGCTTCTAGGCGGCTCACCTACCTAGGACGTTCGAAATATCCTATCTGTGCACTCTTTAGGACTAAGAAGTATCAAGAGCGCGGTTATAAACTGCCGGGCTCAACTGTAATGCATATTAGCCTTAGTATTGTACGGTTAGAGATTACAACATACAAAGAACTAAAACAACAACTTTTAGGTATTGATACCATTTATCTCCAAGACTTACTCAATAACGAAAAATATGATGAAGCGCTACCAGTAGATTATGGTACATTCATTGCAGATGCTTTTGAGCATCTAAATATCTATCAACAAGAAAACGAAGATGATCAATTCTAACGTGCAGCGTGGCCACTTTGCCGCTATAACAGATATGAATACTAAATCCTTGCATAAGATTAAAGCTGTAAATGGCAACTGCAATGACTGTGACTATTCAAGGCCTGAAGCAGACGTAATCAGATGTAGCTTAAAGAACCTCAAGAAGGTCAAGAGTTACAACATTTGTCATCTTTTCAAAGGAAACTAAAATGCAAGAACGTCTCACAAATGAAGAATTCGTATCAAAGCTTATGTCTTTCTCTGCGTATGGCGCATTGACACAAGCCTTTGTTATTGAGGCAATTCGCTATTATAGCGAAAAAGTCAGTAGTACCCCAGAGCCACAAGATGATAAAGAAGCAGTTATCAATCCTGTAATATGGCACAAGATTGCTGTGGATATAAACAAAGCACTAGAAGAACAGTATGGAAATAAAAACAATTCTTAACAAGCTCTTGCCAGCGGTTGTATATTTATCAAGCGCCCTAATTTCTATTGTTTGTATCGCAGCAATTCTTTATTTTAATAAATGAGGTAATGATGGCTAAACTCGTATCTCCTGAAACTGTAGCTACTAGAATGTTTACGGCTGGTATAAAGCCTATGGAAAGTGTGAATCGAGTTGGTGAGAGGATCTTAGGATATGGAAGGCTGGATTCGTCCGGCTGGCAATTTCCTTTACTACTGGCAAACAGCGTAACTAACGCAGAGCGTGTCAAGCGCGATTCGTATGCATAAGCTTAAATTTACACAAGAACAGTTAGCTTGGTATGCTGCGTACGAAATGGTTAAAGCAGAAGGCAAACTGGATATGCAATGCAAGGAAGCAAAGGCTGCAACCAACCTTACTGAGCGTGAGTACACATTCGTAGTTGTTAATTACAAGGCATTATCAAATGAAGCAAACTACTAGTATCCTTCTTATAGTGTTGGCGACACTTATACTGGCGCTTGTTGGTACTTGGATTGGTGCAGATCTCGGAGATCTTCCATG